TTATTTTGATTGTGCTTGTTCAAATCTTTCAAAGTCTGGGCGACCTGCTTTATAAGATAGTGAAGCATTAACATGTTCTTTTGAGGAGACTTCAGTCAATTTTAATGCGAATGACGTTAGGATTTCATAAATGTTTAGTAAATAAAGTGATTTACTAAACATTTGGTTATTTCAAGGAGTAGACATGTATAAACGTTTAGGCGTAATTTTAGTTGGTGCATTGCTTACATTAAGTGGTTGCAGTGGAGAGAAAAAAGTTGAAGAAAAAGTGGCTTCCAAAGAAGATAAAAGTTCAAAGACAATTATCGTAGGCGCAACACCTGTTCCACATTCTGAGATATTGGAAATCGTAAAACCTCTTTTAGCCAAAGACGGTTATACCCTTGAGATTAAAGTGTTTAACGACTATGTAATTCCAAACAAAGTGACAGACAGTGGTGAAATCGATGCAAATTTTTTCCAGCATACACCTTATCTTGTTGAATTTAATAAAAATCAAGGTACAAAGCTTGTCAGTGTTGGCAATGTTCACATTGAACCAATAGGTATCTATTCAAAAAAAATTAAAGCACTTTCTGAGCTAAAAGATGGCGATAGCGTTGCGATTCCAAACGACCCAAGTAATGCAGGCAGAGCACTAGATGTTTTAGCCAGTGCTGGACTTATCAAACTTAAAGATGTTGAGCTTAAAACAAAGCTTGATATTGTTGAAAATCCAAAAAATCTGAAATTTACAGAGCTTGAGGCAGCACAGCTTCCTCGTGTTATTGAAGATTTTACACTTGCGGTTATTAACACAAACTACGCACTTCCAGCAGGTCTTAATCCAAGTAGCGATGCGCTTGCGTTAGAGTCTGCTAATTCTCCGTATGCGAATATCCTTGTCGTAAAAGCGGGTAATGAGAATAGCGATAAGACCAAAGCATTAGTGAAAGCTGTTAAATCAGAAGAGGTGAAAAAATTCATCACTGAAAAATACAAAGGTGCTATCGTTCCAGCATTTTAAATACTTGAACCAAAGTGCACTTTAGGGCACTTTGGCTCTTTCTGCTTTTAAATTTCCTAAGTATGTTTTTGTTATAATCCGCCACATAAAATTTTACAATGTCCTCATAGCTCAGCAGGATAGAGCATCAAATTCCTAATTTGAAGGCCGTGCGTTCGAATCGCGCTGAGGACACCACCTTAATTCAATAAGCGATCAATCTTCTGAATACTTTCACTATCTAACGTCAATTCAAAAATAGATAAATCTTCTTTCATGTGCTGTGTTGATGTTGTTCCATTGAGTGGAATAATTCCTTTTTGTGTCACATAGCGGTAAAAAATCTGCTCAACACTTTTGCCATAAGTGTTTGCAATAGCTTGCATGATGGGTGAATGTAAAATGTGTGGATTGGCACTGAGTGTCCAAAAACTTTGATAGATAATGCCTTTTTCTTGGCACCAAGTACGAAGCTCCACATCATAATAGGTATCGGCATAAAAGCGGTTTTGCACCACTGCTGGTTTAATCTTGGCATCGTGATAGAGTTGTTCGAGTAAAGAGAGGTCATAGCAGTTACTAATGCCGATTTGCCTTGTATCTCTTTTTTCACAGAGTTGTACAACCGCGCTTGAAATGTTAGTAATTTGAATTTAAAATGATAGTTACATACTCTTTTAACCGATTTTATCCCACTTTACTATCATATTCAATTCAAATTTTAAACTACTAAATGAGTAAGCGCCGAAGCGCCTACCCTTTGATGATAACTTCTTTAGCTACTTTTTGACTCGCTCCATGCAAACTATAACGCGTAGATACCTCAATGATCTCGTAATCCTTGTACAGGTCTCTAACGACCTCACAATCATTGTACGATAGTATGAACTTCCCTTTGATAGTTTTAAGAATGTTAGCAAGCTCTATATGCTGATTCATTCCAAAGCCATGAGGTGTTTTATAGTAGCTTTCTGTACCAATGTATGGTGGATCAAGATAGAAGAGGGTGTCGGCGTGATCATAAGTTGTAATGAGCTTTTTAAAGTCCATATTTTCGATACAAACACCTTGCAGTCTCTTTGACCAGACACGAAATTCACGATCTAAGTTTCTTATCCTTGGTTTTGCACCACGGGGCATAGCAAAGTCCGTGCCTTTAGAGCCGAAGCTTTGTGTAAGAAGATAGTAATAGAAGACAGCGCGCTCTATGTCATTGCGTGGATGCAGCGTCTTAGTCTTAATGCGAGTGAATAGCTCTCTTGAGACAAACATACGGTTTAGATAGAGCTGGAGTGATTGAGGTCGCTTTTGAATCTGAAGGTGCAGATTGACCAGATCGTTATTGATGTCGTTGACAACTTCGATCTTTGAGCGAGGCTTTCGGTAGAAGACATTTAGCGCTCCTCCAAAAACCTCACAATACCTCGTATGCTCAGGAAAATGAGCGATAATCTTATCGGCAAGCTTTGACTTACCTCCAACCCACGCGAACGGGGCAACTTTAGGGATACGTTGATACTCTTTGAGTCTCTCCATACAAAAACCTTTCATTTTGTAATATTTTTAGAGTATTTCCTAAAAATATTTTAGAATTTGATTGCAAGGAGTTTGGGACGACTTGTTAGGCAGAGGGAACTCTGCCTCTTTATTGGCATTTTTTGACTTTTGCCCTTACTTTTTCATTATCCTCTTTCATAATCAGATAATTACCATCAACCCATTTTGCTTGCTCAAGCTCTTCACCTTTTTGAAAGGTCTTAGGCTCAATGACAGGCATAGGGTCTAACTCAGGAACGCACCTTTGAGGCACGTTAACGAACTGGTCGATCTGCGGCGGTTGAGGCTGATCGACACCGCATCCACTACCAAGAACGGCTATTAAGAAAAGCACGAGCATTATCGCAACTTGACGCATTTTGGTCTCCTTTCCAATTTTTGACCTCGTCTTTGAAGTCATTGTATTTTTTGTTGATCTTCAAGAGCTCCGCACTAACCTCCTTAAGGTTGTTTTCTGTGTCTGCTTTGTTTGCGGCAATGGTTGCATTTTGTACTCCAATCTCCGCTTTTTTAAGGCTAACTTTCTCTTGAAGCTCTTTGATCTTAGTCTCTTTCTCGGTGAGCTCATCACCTTGAGTTTTAATGGTTGCATCTTTCTTTTTTTGCTCTAACCGAAACGATACCTCTTCTTTCAATGTGAAAAGGCTCATAGTGATCAGTAAGCCAGCCAAAAGAATGCTAATGCCTTTCCAAAGGCTACCAGTACCTAAACTGAGAATTGTCTTGAACATCTCCATATTGTCCTCCCAATGTATAAATATCTTTTGAATACTTGAAATTGATGTCACAGTTACTTTTCACTTGTACTGTTCCATCCTTTAGTGTAAAGCGACTATTTGTTCGTGCATCGAGACTCTTTTCACCATTGAGCTTTCGCTCTCTGTACTCTTCGCATTGACGTTTTGCTTTAGCCCAGTCCATCTCTCCAGCTCTTTTGATCTCTTTGAGTACCCACCCTCCACCGTTGTAGATTTGGTACGTGACCCATAGAGGATCGCCTTGCCTATGGACTGATTTCATAATTACCGCTTGAGCTCGTAGGCTATTAGGTAAGCTTGTGATCTCTGTAATACCGTTGGTATCTAAGACCTTTTTCCATAACTTATATGTGATCTGTGCAACCCCTTGAGACCCAGCACCATCATTGCTAATAATATCCCGACAGCCACTTTCCGCATGTAGCTGTGCGACACCATACTGCCAAGGGAAGTTCGTGCCGAATGCTCTCCAGTGTGCCAGCCGTACCTCTCTTTTGAGCATGTTACATCGCTCTAATGCAAAGGCATTACTAGCTAAAATGAGCACACATAACAATAGTTTAAACATATCAACCGCCTACTGCATACGCCCATACAATCCCAAACCATAAAGCTATGCGACCAACATTTTTGGGAGTAAACTTAGACTCATCTTCCCAATCAACTTTACCAATAAATATCTGCCCAGCAATCCACCCATGAATAAGACCAATATTGACCTGTAACATCTTATTGAGTGTTACTTGAAGGTCATTATTTAGATCATATTTGAAATGTAACAATGTTAAAAGAACAATTGCAATTGCAAGCAATAGATCAAACCACAATTTTTTAACTGGTCTTAACGCAACAGCACCTTTTGAAACAGATGGTTGAATAACCATCCTCCATCGTAAACAAATCCACTCGTACACTTTTTTCATTTTTTCTCCTTTACATGTAAAAAATTAAACAACCGTCTACTCCAATAGTTACGCGCTACACTGATGATCGTAAAAATGATCGTAATCCAAAAAGAGCTATTAAAACTCTGCGGCATGCCAAAGATTGGGTATAGAAAATACCCCACTATGAGGCTTAACAAGAACCCGCTAAATGTGTTAAATAAACTCTCAAAAAGCGAGCTTCTTTTACTCTGCATCTCTTCTCCTAATTTTCAAATTCAACATTAATGGTGTACCCATTATCTCCCCAGGTATGTTTGACTTGTTGTACATCAAAGCCATTGCCCCATTTTGCGTTCGGGAGGTTTTTGATGGTGAGCTTCCCTCCAGCAACGATGTTCATTCCCTCATAATCAAACCCACCTCGTACAGTGCCCTTGTTCTTTTTGTTAAGTTCTGCTTTGAGCTTCACCATTGCTTCCGCTTCGCTTTGAAAGCTTCCTCTAACGTTCAATGCTGGCGATCCACTTCCCACTGATACTGAAAGAACTTTATTCTCTTTGGTGCTTTGCCATGATGCGACTCCTGAGTTGTAAAGTGTCTTATCAAGCATCTCAAGGTAAAGGTTATCCGTAAGGTCGGCATCGATCGTAAATGTAGGCAATTCACTCTCTTTATCGCCACCTTTTTTAGGACGAAAGAGAATCGTGTCATTCTTGATCGCAAAGGTTGCCCCAATGTCTGATGCAACTTTACGCATAAAGTCAAGATCGCTTTGATCATCTTGGCTTAGGTGTAAGAACATGAGATCGTAAAAGCTATTTTTAACACTGAGATCATTGCGCTTGGCGATCTTTTGAAGGACTTGATCTAATGAGACATTCTCATAACTTTGTGTGCGTTTTTCTTTAATTTGTGTGCTAAAATTAACAGGTGTCCCCGTGATACTAATCACCTTTGTTCGGTGCTCTAAGCGAGATTTTAAAACACTAAAAGAGCCTATATACCAAAGATTTCCCTCAAACCCTAGCCAGACTTTTAAGATGTCTTTGTACTCAGGTGGCGCGAAGTTCTCTCCATGAAAGCGAATCTTAAAGCCATCGGCTTCATTGTCTTTTGCATCGGTGTACTCTATACCGAGGATGTACTTCTTTAATGAGGTAGTGACATCCTTACCATTGACGATCAGCTTATAGCTTGGTCTTTTGATTATTGCCATAGGCTCACCCCATCGCTTTCGCTTTCTTTTGTAGCTGTATAGGTAGGAAGATAAACCTTGTCTCCAGCATCTAAAAGAGTTTTTGACATGAGATGTGCATTGGCAAGCATCACCATGTTAAGAGGCTCAAGTGTTCCATAATAGGTATAGACGATCGTGTCTAAGCGATCATTTTGAGATGCAATAACATGCTTCATTCTCGCACCCTTTTTAACTCGACACTAAAACCCTTCTTTATAGATTTTCCATCGTCTAAAAAGAGGCTTGAATCTTCTTTGATTTTTGTGATCTTAAAGTCTCCCATGACTTTGCCATAGCCGTAGATAAATGGTACGGATTGCTTTAGATCAGCGATGGCAAAGAGACGATCCAATGGATCAATCCCTCCTATTGTTGCGAGGATAGTACCTGCGATGATAAGCTCTTCAACGTCTTTACCGATGCTCTGCTCACCCGTGTAGTAGTTCACTTTTGGAATTTCCGCAAAGCTGTACTCTTTGGTATGGCTTAACGTATCAAAAGACTTTTTATCTAATGAAAATGCAAAATCCCCGATCATCGCCATAATCCTAGTCATGGTAGCTCCTATCGGCTTGATCACGTTGCATCTCTCTTAGAGCTTTTCGTACTTGCTCATCGATCTGCGCTTGTGTACGACTTGCTTCCTCTGGAGAGTTGAAGCTTGGATTTTGGATCGTGACACTTACACTGTTTGAACTTGCTCCTTGAGCGGGGATATTCCCAGCTTTTGCCATGATGTCAGCACCTGGTATTTTTTGTCCTGGTAGTGTTTGACTTGAAGGAGTCTGCCCTGGTGTGGTTTGGGTTATATTAGTGTCTACACCAAAGAACGCTTTGATACCACTAAACGTATCCATGATCCATTGGAACTTCCCACCGATCCAATTAAAAAGCGGTTCAAATTGTGCGTAAATCCCCTTTGCCGCACCGCCTAAAAGATCAGTGAGCCATGTACCAAAAGAGACAAACCACTCTTTTAAAGTGTCCCAATTCGAGATGATAAGTGTTGCTGCTCCAGCAATAAGCGCAGCACCTAAAACAATCCATCCGAAGGTTGCCATCGATACAATGCCCAAAACACCTAAAACTGTCGTAAACATAGACACAGCGATAGCAGCTGTACCAAGCCCACCCGTAAGTGCCACAAAACCGACAAGTGCTCCACCCAAAAATTTCGTGACCATTGGGTGCTCTTGTGTAAAGTCTGCTAAAGCGGCGGTTGCTTCACCCAAAAAATTCGTGACAGACTTAAGCTCAGGAGCGATTCCTTCACCCAAAAATGCCAAGAGGTTTGAAAAAGTACCTGTTAGTGCTTCCCATGTATTGCGAAGCGACTTGGTAGAATTACCCACGCGCATATTAAGGTCAGCTTGTTCTTTGAGTTTTTTATTGAACTCATCAATGCCACTTGTTCCTTTTTGGATCAGAACGTTTGCCATCGATGCGGCTTCACCTTTGCCAAAGAGTGATTCAAGGACGTTTAGTCTTGCCGCATCACTTTCGATCTCTTTAAGTTTCTCAAGCTCTTTGATCATGTTCTGAATACCTAAAAACTTGCCACTCGTATCATTAAAGGTAAGGTCTATACCTTGCTTTCGAAGCTCTTTTGAACCTTTGAAATTGACCGCTGATTCGATCATATTGCCAAGATTTGTACCTACTGTTTCACCTGAGAAACCTGACTTAATAAGCAAGCCGATGAGCGGTTCTACATCACGAGCAGCTTTAAGCCCCATCATGCCAAGCCCTTTCATGGTTGCACCGACCTTTGAAAAAGCGAAGCTCATCTCTCCAACTTGTACACCCATGTGTGAAAGGCGTTGGATATCGTCGATGAATGTCAGAAGATCATCGTCGGCGATACCTAAAGCCTCTTTGAATTTTGCGGTTGCAGTTGCTGCTTCTTCATAAGGGATTTTAAGTACAACACCTAAATATGCAGAAGACTTTAAAGCACCGCCGATGATACTTTGCTCTTCAACGCCAAGCGATTTGAGCTTAGATGCCATATTATAAAAGTCAGCAGTAGTACCAGGAAGAGCATTACCCAGTTTTGTTGCTTCATCATTGATCCCTTTGAAAAAAGGGCTCACGCTTCCGTCGCTCTTCATAAGGGTATTTTGAAGTTGAATTTTTGCGTCTTCTAGGTCAGCAAAAGACTTAATGACTTCCCCAACAGCACCTTGGGTCGCTAATTGAGCGCCCTTAAGTCCTGTACCAACAGCAGCACTTGCCGTACTAAAGTTTTTTAAGTCTTTTGTAGAATTGCGGATCGCAGAACCAAGAGAGGAAAAGACAGGGCTAAACATATCTCTAGCGGTTAATGCTACGCCTAGCGCGAACATCTTACTCATTTAGCTTCCTCCTTTATTCTCTTGTGCTAATCTATCAATCTCTTCTATAAACAGTAACAGGGTATCGACATCCATCTCCAGCATATCCGCATAGGAGAAGTGGAGCCAATTCCCAACAAGTGCCATTAACCTTATGAGCTCTTTTTCACTCGGGACAAAAAACTTTTAAGTTGATCCTGGAGCAAAAGATAATCATCTACCCATAAATCTGAAACTTCATCAACCGTTTTCATTGTCAAGTTTGCAATCAAATGCACTTCTTGCTCACCATCGTTTTTAATATGCTCAACACAAAGTTGATCTTTAACTTTAGGTCTTCGCATCCAAACTTTTGATCCATCTTCCAAGGTGATTTCTACGCTTCCTGGTATCTTTTTTGGGTCTAGTGCTTGCATTCTTTATCCTTATAAAATATGATTTCTAAGCTCTTGAAACAGATCAACACCATCAATCTCACAAATGAGATTATCTACATCGATGTCAATCACCTTACTACCACTGATCTCTAAAGAGTAAGCACTTACAGAAAGCTCAAGCGTTTGCTCAACATCTTTTGCACGATCAGGAATAGGGTTTTGAAACTTTTTAACTTTGCCTGTGATGGTTGCTAAAAGAGGTGATGATGTATCGCCCTGGATTAGTGAGCCTTTAACATAAAACACTGGGCTAGTACCAAACTGTTTGGATGCAGCGGTAAAAGCATTTTTGTTGTACTCACTTAAGACGATCTTTGCGCTCATAGCTTTAAGAAGAGGGATGACTTCTTCTTTTGCCATAGCGCCTTCACGCTCAATCGTTAAAAACTCAATGTCTGGGAGTTCCACTTTATTGCTCACCCCTACATTTCCAACACCCTCTATGAGGATATTCATCTCTCTTAAAACTTGTCTTGCTCTTGGTGCGATTGGCATTTTTTCCCCTTATCCATTAATGATGTTTAGTAGCACATCGCTGTAATCATCCACGTATGTAAGCTCAATATTAAGCTCTCTAATTGTTGGCATGTCTTGAAACTCAACCGTTAGATAAAACTGCCCATTGGTCACCGTAGTTTTTGTGTTTTTGGTTGTGTCAAAGTAGGCTTTAAACCCTAATGCGACACCTGCACCTTTAAGACCTCTCATAAACTCTTCAATCGCCTTTTTGACATAAAGGAGTTCATCTGCTTTACGATCTCTTGCGTAACGGCTTGCCTCGATCATGGCTCTAAGCATTCGGTAGAAAGTACGTACACGGTTCAACGGTTGCCAGATCGTATCAATGTCGGTCGTTTCAAAACCATACGTTCTCCAGCCAACATCACGAACAATAGTATTAATACCCGCATTACGGAGGCGACGTGCTTCGCTATCTTGCCCCTCAGCATAATCAATAATGCGGTTCGTTGCACTGACACTTTGCATAATACGGTTACTTGCCGACTCCGTCCATCCATACGTACCAGATGCATCCATGTAAGCAATAAGCCCAGCCCAAGCCGCAGAGCTTGTCATCTCAATACCATCAAGTGTTACTTCACCAGGATGGACAAGCAATACAAAGCGAGTCCCATAATTAGCAGCAACGACTAGAGCTGCACTTTCGTTTTCTGCATCTACGTCTACGATCGCTGTTGCCCAAAGTTTCTGTGCCACTGCACCCATTGCCAACCCAATAGTTGCGTCTGCTGAAAGTTCAGGGGCAACAATAAGATTAGGGCGATACCCTGTTACAGCTTCAGCCGTTTTAAGTGCATTTACCCCCGCAATGATTTGCGCATCCGTTGAATCTGTCGCAAGAGCATTGATGATAAGTGGGCAAGAAACCCCTTGTGCATCGATGGCTTTTAGCGCATCTAAAAGAGTTCCTTCCGTAGATGATGCAAATGCGGTAAGTGCTAAAGCAGGGCTTCCATAAAGCTTCATCCCAAGCGTGCCTGCATTCGTCGTAGCAACGATGCCAATCGGGGTGGTGGACTCGACCGTAATAGCACGTGCTGCTGCAACGCTAATTTCTCCGTTAATTCCAAATAATAGACCCATTGTTATATCTCCTTATATTGGCTATGTTGTTTTTTCATCTAATATCCTTTCTCTTTTAGTAAAGCTATGGCATCCAATCTTTGTGCGTGTATCACCCATTTATTGCTTTCATAAGGGATATTGATAGTTCCTTGCTCATGCCTGAGTATGTAGCTTTCAACCCACTGGGTATCGTTTAATAATTTAAAAGCATCTTGCACTTTTAGTTTTATTTCCTTATTAGTCACATACATCTCAACCTCTTCTGTGGTTGCTTCACGATCCCCATATTGCAAGTCGTCACTATATAAACTACCTATTGGAACGATTAATCCAGTTAGTGAGTAATTCATTACCAACCCCTTTTTATCTTGAATCTAAAATATGCACTTGCAACATTGGCTCCAGCAGTGCTTAAAGCAACATTTGAGAAAAACACCAGTGATACTGAGTTTCTTGTTGTAACCCCATGATAAAAACCTATTTCTGTGGCTCCTGAATAAAAATACATATATTCTCGCTCATTTGTGCCACTTGAATCATCCGCAACATTGACATCCATAATCACATTTTGCATTCCAATATTATGAGACTTCGCAACTGTTGTCCCACCGCTAATAGGAACCAAACTACTCTCATATGTTCCATCAAGTGCATAATTTATAACGCTTACAACCGAGCTTGAATCTGTTTGTGCTTCCGCAAAAAACACTCTCCATACTTGGGTAGCATTAACTCGCATTTTCATTTCAGGAATATTAAATATTGATGCCCCACTTGGTGTTTCATACATTTCAAACTCACCCATCCCAACACATCCAGAACCATTGTTTGCAGTGATATTTATTCGATAATGCGTATATGCTATTGCATTAGAAAAAGAGAAATATTTTGTCTCCGCACCAGTAAAAGAAATATTAGATTGTGTGTCTAAAACAGTCCAAGACGAACCATTATTGCTACCCTCAAAAGTCCAAGTTCGAGGTGAATATCCACCGACACTACCCAAATCAGTTATTTTATATTTGATAATAACTTTAGCAATAGGGAATTGATACTGTAGCCATCCTGATGTAACACCACTTTGTGTTTGCCAACTTGTACTAGAATTTTTGTCAAATGCTCTATACGCTTCGTTTCCAGCACCATAAATAGTACTAGAACTGACCACTCCTGATGGCGTTGTATTACTTGTCATTGTTTGTGTTACAGCTTGAGCTTCAATATTGCTTATTCCATTAACATATTGAGGAGGGATGGTTGTACTTCCTAAAGTAATGCTTTCATCTTCGCCAATATCTGCAAACAAATAATTAATCGCACTTTTACTCAATCCTGTAATGATTTTGTCCGATGTTATGGTTCCTTCTCTATCAACAGCTCCACCTGCTGCGCTGATAATCACTGGCGTTGCAGAAGCCAATACATAAACAGACAATCCTATACCAGGTGTAACATAATTGGGAGATCCCGATCCATTTAAACTAGCTTGTTGTACAGTTTGTCTGATGCCTTTAGTAATAGCTATATCTCCATTACCAATGATAGAAAAGCCTCCTACCGTTTTAACATTAGATGATGGTATAAATTCTTCTAATAGTGTTGCCAATCCGTTAGTTTTTGCAATAGATAACGCCCCATCCGCAATATCTGTATTTATGGTAACATTGGCACTTCCATCAAAATTAGCAAAACCTGATAAAACACCCCCAAGGGAAATCTTTCTCGAAGTAGAGAGTTTTAATGCTTTTGCTGCTTCAAATGTTGAACCAAGAATAGTGTCAATTTTTGCTTTTAACCAGTTGGTACGACTTGCCAATTGTTTGGCTTGTAAATTATCTATACCATCCGCTCCACCAATAACGGGGTCGGTCGTCTCAAGCTGATATATGCCATCTACCCACTCGCCAGTTTCTTCTATATTTGCCATTAGACAGCTCCTCTGTTATAATTTCCATCTCTATAAAATGCACCGTTTCGTATATTTGCAACATGGGTATAGTCAATTCTGAGTAAGCGCGAACGTGCGGGGGCGACACTTTCAACGAGGCGTCTTAGTTGAAGTGCTTGCGCGTTGATCATAGGTCTGCTTGCGATCACAACATACTCTGCCCAATGCGTCGCAAAACCGTGTTGATTGCTCCCATTGCGTAAAGCCGTTCCATTTCTTAAAATGGAGTAATCCCCTTCGACAATGCGAGCATTTGCATCTATGACGTTAACTGCTTGCACCACCGACCAAAGCGTACCACGCCTACGTTTGATCGTAGGAAATGAGGCGATAAGTGCGCGATGCTCATCTGTAGAGATGTTTTGCCACCAATACTCAACCCCGTAGTATTTGCCAAGGGCGAATAAAAAACTCGCCTTACATGTAAGCGGATTATGCAGTCGTCCACTCCAGAGACTCGACATAATTCGATTGATGGATGCCGCGCCTACAAGCTCAAGATTCTTTTCGTGCTCAGTGTAGTGAGAGGGAATTAAATTAGCCAACGCTCACCCCCAGCGTTACAAGGATCGCTACTTCGTCTTCACCCGCGCCAATAGTTGCGGTTGGTGAACTTAAAGCGACATCCTCGACACCATCAACGCTCAAAGCTGAGATGATCATTCCTAGCGTCACACTTTTGCCAATTTCGACAGCATTTAAGCGTTCTAAAAGACGCGCTTTTGCTAAGGCAAGTGTGGAGGTTGCGTCCACGTCTTTGGAAACGGTCAACACTGCTGTAACGTTGTAGTTGACAGCTGTAGCTGCACGTACATTAACCGTGTCATTGAGCGGTCGATGTATTGCTGCGCTTGTAGCAGAACGCACACGCTCTAACATTGTTGTATCAACCCCCGATAGACTATGAACGATTACTTCTACCGTCCCTGGTGTATTACTATAGACATTTACATCAGTAATGCGCGCATCACTTTGAAGCGCCCAGTAGGTATAGCTTTTTATACTCCCCGCAGTTGTTTGTTGCTCATTGGCTAAGGCGATCAGCGCACGAAGCGCATCATCATCCATAGGGTTACTTCCTCCACTATAAACAGTTGTCTGCATTACAGAGGAGAGGTACGCTTTTGGTACCATCGTTGAGATCACTTTTGTGTCGGAAGTTGCCGTGTAAAGCTGTAACTCTGCTATGCCTGAAGCCTCAGTTGAACCCGCTGAAAACGTTACATCTGCAAGGAGAAAAGAGGTACTTCCATCTTCGTTAAGTAATTCTAATCCAGCCTCAAAAACGTAGTTTGTGCTTAATGCTGTGTTAAGTGTAAATGTTACGGAAGCAGTTGGCTTGGCTCCGTGCTCACGTTTGATAAAAAACTCTGCCGCATGAAAATCAAGGTTCTCCCCTGTTGCCGTTTGCCAAAAGCTTTGTCTTACAAGGTCGTTCACATGTGTTCGAAGTTGGAGTTCTCGGTATGCAACTGTTTCTAAAACAGGCATGACTTCGTCAGACTCATTCGGCACATATTCGGGAGCATACGTTTGATAAATTGTTACAAGTTCAGAGCTAATCATACTAAACGATTTTTCTTCGCACATTGGAGGAACAATCATTATGCAGCTCCTTCTATGGTTTCGCTATTGTCAAGTGCGATTAGAAATGAAAAAGCACCCGTTTTGGCATCAACGCTTTTTATCTGCGCTTTCGTGACTTTCACGTTTTCCCACTTCTCAATCGCCTCTTTACAATACTTCACAAAGAGGAGTCTTACTTCAGGAGTAAGCGCGCGATCTCTTAGCTTGTAGAGTTCCGAACCATACGTTGGCATGCCGACTCTCTCACCAAGTTTTGTTTTCAAGATACGGATGATGCGCTCACGTAAAGTCATGGACGAAGCCCCGTGAGAGAATTACCTGATGCGACATCTTTATGTCTATGCGCTGTTACTGAACCTTTTTCATCTGTAATTGTTTTAGAGACGTATAAGTCTGCATCGATATGAACGCCTTGTGTCGCAGCCATATTGATAGCTCCAATCGTCGAGAGAGAAAGATCATGCGTGACAGTGTCGTAAACGATTCGTGCACCATCTTCAAATTCAACAATAAAATTATGATCATTCGCTCCCTCAGGCTCTTTGCATCCTTTGTTAAAGATACTGCCAAATGCAATGCCTCCATTTGCCTCCGCAAAAGGAAGTAAAACGGTTACTTGCTCACCTACACGAGGAGGCATCCAAACTTTTATAAATGCGTTTGCGATACTTTTATAGGGCATCCAGTTCGTGACGCGATCTCCAAGTTGAACACGTACAAGCGCACGGTTAGAGAGATCAACCCCGACTACGGTACCAACCTCGACGAAGTTACCTTTCATTAATGCACACTCTCTTTGCGTTTTTTTTGTGCAATGAGATGTTTTGTGATAACTTCAGGGGAAGCAGTATCGAGGAGAACGCCGTGGATGAACGTAATCGTATCTTGTTGCCCTTGCGCAATTTGTTGGAGTGTTGCGATCTGCTTATTTTGATTAAACAGTAGTTTAATTGTAGGTAATGCAATAAACACTAACATAAATTGCGCTACTGGCAGATAGGCGCTAATTGTCTCCAACATAAAACTCTCCTCAAAACTTTGATGAGCGAATCATGCACTAAAAGGCTTCCAGCTTTCTATTCAACTCCTTTTTTCAAGGCGCTGTTTCAGAGGGGATAGTCGCTAAACGATAAGCCTCCCCTGTACCATAGCGGTTGAAATTCATTACAGGCGGTAGCATGGTCGCAAGCTTCCAAAAAAAGTTAAAGGACTATCTCAAGACAAAGGGCTTCAATATAAAAAGCTATTTTGGTGAGTTTGATAAGCCAGATACTGCGGAGGTCTTAAAAACATTCTTGCCTGGTGTCATGGTTGATTTTGTGGAGTCTGTGCCCGATGGTCTTTTTAGAGAGGAAGCAATGTTTTCACTCTATCTTGTACACCTTGCCTACTCAAAACAAGAAGATACACGCAAGAGCAAAGACTATGCACTGTTAGATTTTATAAAAGATGTCAAAACCGCTTTACATGTAAAAAGTGTTGATGGAAGTGAGCCTATTAATGTAACAAAAATTAAAAAGATTTTTGATGCTGCCAAAGGGTCATCCTATATGACGGTTTACCTCTTGAGCTTCACGGTAATGTTAAATGACAAAGATCACACAGGAGATGTTGAATGAAGAGAAACTTCATTGTCTTAAGTACGGCAACTGCCGCCAACCTATTTATGCTTAAAAGCGCCATTGAAATTACAGGCAATGATCCATGGCTCAAAATTGGGGTGAGTGGCAAATGGGAAGGGCATCCCGTCGGAGCATTTGAGCTTAACCAAAGTACATTCGACCAAATGGTCAGTAACTTTGAGAAATCAGGCGTAGACATTGTCTGTGACTATGAACATCAAACCCTTTACGGTGATCGTGCTCCAGCTTCAGGATGGATCAAAAAAATACCGATGAGCCTTAAAAGTGAAAATGGTGAACTCTTTGCCAAAATTGACTGGACAGATGCAGCTAAAGCATACATCGAAAGTAAAGAGTACCGCTATCTCTCTCCTGTCTTTGCACCCAATACCACTTCACAAGTTGATGGAACGAACATCGGCTGGACACTACACAGCGTTGCCCTTACCAATAAACCTTTCCTCCAAGAGCTCGACGAGGTAAGGCTTAATAAACTCAATAACCAAACCAAGGAGGAAACACCCATGACCCAAGAGGAAAAAGATGCAATGACTGCCTTAGAAGCAGAAAACGCATCTTTAAAAGCTGACAAAGAAAAACTTACCACAGAAGTTCTTGCCAACAAGGAAGCCAGTGCTGTGGCTAAAGTAGATGCAGCGATCGCTGCTAAAAAGATTCACCCTGATCAAAAAGAGCATGCGCTAAAGATGTGTAAAGCTGATACTGAAGGTTTCGATAAATTTTTGGAAACAGCCAAACCATTCGTGAGCGCACCAGGTAGTGATCTGTTTGATAATAAACAAGTAGGAACAACGGGTAACCAGTTGAGCCAAGCCGAGATTAACGCTGCCACAGGAGGAGCATTATGACTATCTACCAACGTCCACCCCTTATCACTGAAGTAGTAGCAACATCAGATCGTGTTGTCTATGCAACCGTAAACGTTCCCGACACAATCGCTGATGGAGAAGAATACTTCATTGGTAAAGTTCTTAGAACAACCGATGGTGGCAAAACATTCGATGCTTTAGAAGAGGCATCTTGGGTTTCAACAGGAGTAGATTATGACACGGGTGACCCCGTTTACCATAATGGACATCTCTATACTTCTTTGGTTGAGAATAACCTAGTAGAGCCTGGTACAGATGCCGCCAAATGGCATGACGATGGTGCATGGAATGCAAATGGTGTTCTTACCGAGAATATTGATAAAACTTCCACATGCGCTGTTTTAGTTTCAGGTGTTGTCGTTGAGTCAAACTTACGTGGCTATGACTCGAATATGCGTCAACCGCTATTTAACAATAAAATTTTTATGCAATAAGGAAGGTAAAAAATGCCAATGACCGCAGAAGATGTCGTAAGACGTTGGAGTGTTAAGAACACAACACAAACATTGTCACAAATCAAAGTGACCAAAATGCCAATCTTTGATGAATACTTCAAAGCAAATGCTGAGGGCGTAACAGGAGGAACCGTTACCGTCAAAATTGAAAAAGGTTCAGGGCTTGTTTTAGAATCAATCTCACCTGACGCGGAGCATCTTGTTCATGAACGCCCAACTGTTTATGAGGTTGAAGTGAGGCTCCCACGTTTTGCCTTAGATAATACAATCATGGCATCAACGCTTAATGAGATCGCAAGCCTAGAGGCAGAGTCACAACCGATTCAGCTTGCTGCTGAGATTGGCAAGGTACAAAAGGAGCAACGACTGAGCATTGATACTACGATTGAGTACATGTCAACGGGCGCGCTCTTTGGCAAAGTCATGGATGGTAAAGGTAAAACTCTTTTTGAATTTGCTTCTACTCGCTCCCAGGTTGAATTTAAATCAAATAAACCTTTAATTAACTCCATCACAGAGATTGATGATGCGATGGTTGAAGAGCTTGGAGAAAACCCAGGCTATAAGATCAAATGTGGACGCGGTTTTCTTAACCATATCGCAGCCTTGGCAACAGCAGAAGACCTCTTTGATAAAAAAATGGCATCTTGGGTTACCGACGGTGAGAAGCGTTTATTAGAGGTGCATGGAGTTCGTTTTGAAGCCTATGTTAAAAAATACAAAAATACTGCTGGTCAACTTGTCACTTTTGTTGGTGATACTGAGATGGCAGCGATCCCAAATAGCTCTGCATTTACAAAGTTCTATTATGGTCGCGCAGATCATACTGAGGCAGTTAAGCGAGAGCCTACGCTCTTTTTTGGTGCAACAGAGGTATTGCCAAAAGGTAGAGGGGTTAGTGTGATTGGAGAATCAAAACCACTCCCAGTATGCCTTAACCCAAATGCAGTTATTCGCGGTAAGAAAGCGTAAACATTTCCCCTCTTTTGAGGGGAAGCCCCCAAGGGCTTTAAAAACGATTTAAACCTTAATCCGACTCATTTATCGAGGAAAAGTTTTAAATCGTTTCTAGGCGAATTTAAACACCTTTTAAACACATAGGCGGAGAGTAATGATAACGAAAGAAAACCTATTAAAAGAGATTAGTGAGGGTGAGCTTTTAGAACTCAGTGATCTTGACAGCACTGGAGAGATTGATGATGTTAGAATTGATCATGCTATCGCAGAGGCTTTAGCGTACATAGCTTCGTTTATTCTTATTCCTTTAAACCCAACGCCTCTTCTTATCAACATTGCTGTTGATCTAGCAATCAATGAGCTACGCAAAGCACATGATCTTGGCAATAAAGAAATCGTCAAAGAGTGTGATGAGAAGCTTCTTAAAATGACACGCGGTGTTTTACCTACTACTATTTCAACCTCAAAAGAAGTAAATAAACCTCGCATCGGCAACGCTTACAAACATACTAAGCGTAAATACCACTCTGTTACCAAAGGGTTTGCACATGGCTACTAAACTTCAAAAGATCGAAATAGCACGCTCCCTTTACATCGTCGGTCGAAATATCGAAGAGATCGCGGCTATCTTAGACTCAAGTGTCCGAACGATTCAGAACTACCGCTCTGAAGACGGTGCAAATGGTCACGACTGGGATGTGCTTAGAGCTGAGAAGCATATTGTTGCCGATCCAAACCGTCGTGAGCATCTTTACTCGGACTTTGTTACGTACATGTATGAAACGCTACAAGGGGTAAGAGATTCAACAATACCCGCTGAAGAAAAAGCAGACAAGATCGTTAAACTCTCTGACGCGTTTTCTAAGATGAAAGCAATCGTTCGCTACGAAGACCCAGTTGCATACAAGCATGGCATTATCAAACATGTTATTAAGGTGATTGGTGAGGGCATTAAAGCCACGGGAGATAAAGAGCTCCTTGAGCGCTTCATTGAAGTCGTAGACCAACATGGAGATGAATTCGATGTCGCTCTTTGATAAAGAAGCGCTTAGATCACTTCTCCATGATACAAAAAGCGATCTAGTTGCAGAGGGTGTTGATGAAAAGGTAGCTGAGCGTTTAACACGTAAAGAGTTTCAAAAATGGCTTGGTGAGTATTCAGACTCCCTCAAGGAGATCATTCACTCTAATAGCACCTTGCCTCCCGATGGAAGAGATGAGAGGGTTAAGCGTCAGCGTGTTGATTTTGACTTTTGTAGAAGAACGTACTTTCCTCACTACTATTATCTTCCAGGTAAGTCCGCACTTCAAGCTGACTTAGAGACGATCTACCAACGCATCGCAAAAAGAGCGATCTCTCGTGCCGCAGCTAATGCTCTTATGGAAGCATCAAAAAGTGAGAAGTATGCTTTAGCGGCTCCACGAGGGCACGGTAAGTCCACTGATGCCTCTGTCGTTTTCCCAATCTGGTTGATCATTAATGACTTTAAACATTTTATTACGATCTTCTCAGATGCTATCGAACTTACCGAAACATTGATTGAAGCCATTAAGGTAGAACTGAGCGAGAATGACAATCTCAAGGCGGACTTTCCTCATGCCACTGGCATAGGCAAACGTTGGAAGATTGGCGACATCGTCACAAAAAATGGTGTAAGAGTTAAAGGTTTTGGTTCAGGGAAGCGCGTGCGTGGTATCAAACATGGTGTGCATCGTCCTGATCAGACGATCATCGACGACCTTGAAAATGATGAGAACGTCAGAAGCCGTGATCAACGTGACAAGCTAGAAGCATGGCTTGACGAAGCCGTCGCCAACTTGGGTGCGGTGGACGATAGCATGGACATTCTTTACATAGGAACCATACTCCATAAAGACTCCGTTCTTGCGCGTAAGCTCAAGCAAGCGTTTTGGAATCCACGCATTCATAGAGCCATCATCACGTTTCCTGAACGTATGGACTTATGGGAACGGTATGCAACACTCTATTCACAAAGAGGGTTAGATGAGGCTCATGCCTTTTACTTAGCCAATAAGCCCGATATGGATAAAGGCGCACGTGTCCTTTGGGCAGAAGCTGTCTCGCTTGAGACGCTTATGCGCAAGCGTGCAGAAGCTCCAAGGTCATTTAACAAAGAGTACCAAAATACTCCAGCCTCAGGTCTTGAAAAGTTCAAGCGTGAAAAGATGCACTTTTATAAACAAGTACCCAACTTAAGACAGTTAAAGACTTATGGATGGTGTGACCCAGCTGGCAATAAAAAGAAGAGTGACTTTACCAACTTTACTATCCTTGGCATAGACGAAAAAGAGCGAAAAGGATACGTACTGGAGTCTATTAATGAAGTGATAGGCTCACGAGAAATATGTAAACGTATGGTTGATCTTCAAGAGACATATCGTTGTGAGGTTTTTGGATACGAAGATAATGGTGGGCAGTTTCATCTTAAACCGTTCATTCTTGAAGAAGCATTTGATAGAGGCGTTCACATGCCACTTCGAGGAGTACATAACTCCGAAAATAAAGAAGATCGTATTGCAGAGATGGAGTTACCTCTTGAGAATGGTGAGGTTCTTTTGTATGAAGGGCATCTCATACTCATTCAGCAACTTGAAGACTTCCCTGAAGGACTCAATGACGATGCCCCCGATGGACTAAATGGCGCTTACCGTATCAGCAAGCTTGCCAAATTAAAGAAAAATAATAGCGCTCCACGTACCAACAGAAGAGCATTAAGAGAAAGACACATAACGAGGAGAACGTACCGATGAGGTTTATATCCAATATTTTCAAACCTAACCAAACTAAAGCATTAAAGCAAGAAAAGAGAACCTCAAGCGCTGCACCCGCCGTCGATGTTTTACGAGGCATTATGGACGATCTACCCGTCTACCAACGATGGCTTGATCAGGATGAGCTTGATAAAATTTCACGTGATGCAACGGTTATTTCTGCACTTGGTAGTCGTAAAGCAGCAACGCTCAAAAAAGAGTTGATTGTTACATGTAAAGATGAGACGATCATTGAACCGCTCACTAATGTGTTTGACCATACAGTGCTTCGTAAAATCCTCGACGCTCCATTCCAGGGCGCGAGTGTCTTTGAAATTAACTGGACTGTAGAACCTGATGGCTACTTACTCATGCCTAAGCTTGTGGAGCGTTCTTATAGAGAGTTCACCATGAAGAACGGTGTACTCTACTATAGCCCCTACGGTGCATTGGAGAGTATTCCTGAACATAAAGCGGTTATTGCCTTGTATGAAGACAAGTACCATAAACCAATGGGAAGACCGCTTGCTGAGGCTCTGTTTTGGTATGTCAAATTTAAAAATGCCTCATTGGAATTTTGGGTTAAGTTCTTAGAAAAATACGGTGTACCGTGGGCTGTTGGTAAAACAGAGGGCGACAAAAATGCGATGGCAGAAGAGCTATATGCCATGCTTAGTGGGGATGCTGCGGTTATTGATAAAGAGGATGACATTAAAATTGAAACCGTTGGAAAGTCAGGAGACTTTGACAAGATCACTGCCTACATTGATGATCAGATCAGAGAGGCAATCCTTGGTGGTAACCTCACTGGCAATGTTAAGGGTGGAAGCTTGGCAGCATCTCAAACGCATAATGAGATCAGAGAAGATATTGCAATGTCAGATGAACACATCACTCTTCAGCTCATGCGCAAAGTTATCGAAAGCTTTAGAGTGCTTAATGGCATCAAAGAACCTATTACGATCATCTTGAAAGATAAAGACGACCCTAACACATCACTTGCAGAACGCGATGAGCGCATCTACAAGATGGGTTATAAACCGACCAAAGACTACGTTGAACGAACCTATAATATTACCGTTGAAGAGATAACTGACACCAGTACAACCATTGCAAATAAGCATCTTCAAAAGCTTTATGCGTTTAGTCAAAATAGACCTATTACGAGTATTGAAGACATAGAGGCTGGCGTTGATCTTAAAACCATAGCACTTTCATTTCAAAGTCAAATTGTAAACATTATTGATAAATGCACCTCGTTTGAAGAAGCTATGGATGCACTGCATGCAGCATATCCAAGCATGGACGTCGAAGCGTTGCAAGATGTTATGGATAGTGCATTGCAAAGTTCCTACATTTTAGGAGCAGCTCAGGCAGAATTTGAGGAAAACGAAGCATGAAGCTTCCCTCTTTTGCTGTAGGACTTGCACCAAAGGATGCCATAGAGTATCTACGCTCCAAAGGCTATAAGCTTAGCTTTGATTACAATGAGATGAGCAAGGAAGCGCACCATAAATCCTTTACGGTTGCAAAGGTCATGCGCCTTGATTTGCTTAGCGACATCCACAGCTCTATAACCGATGCAATGCAAAACGGTACACGCTTTGATGATTGGAAAAAAGCGCTCGTTCCCACACTTGAGAAGAAAGGATGGTGGGGTCAACAAAATATCATCAATCCAAAGACTGGTGAAGTTAAAGAGATCACCGTTAACTCCACACGGCTAAACACCATCTTTAAAACCAATACACGCGTAGCCATGGCAACGGCTAGGTACGAACAGCAGATGCAAGGGGAGCATAACATCTATTGGGAGTACATCGGGGGTCTTAGCGAGCATCCAAGGATGGAACATAAAAAGAAAAATGGCATCACTCTTTTACGAACCGATCCATGGTGGCAAAGAAACTATCCTCCAAACGCATGGGGGTGTCATTGTAAGGTAAGAGCGTGGAGCGCAAAACAGCTAGAACGCCAAGGTAAAAAACTTACAACAGAGCCTCAAGAAGACATAGCAACAAAAGACTGGGCATATAACCCTGGTGCTGGTAGTCGTGTCGCAAAGATCGCGAAGATAGACTTAGACAAAAGTTTAAAATCACTCCCAACCATCATGCCTAAACAGTCATACACTGCCTACAGTGATGAAGCTTTAAAAAAGAAGTTTTATGAAGATTTAGGCGTTAAATCAGGTTCTATGTACGTTGACAAAGTGGGCGACCCAATGGTTGTGGATGATAATCTTTTCACGGCTTCAGGGTTTGGCAAGATTACGAAGAAAGACCGACACTTTTATGTGGACGCGTTTGCAAATGTACTCAGTGAACCTGACGAGATATATCTTGAGTGGGATGCAAAAGCTGGGCGTTTGGTTAAAAAGATGTTTTCATATTATCAGGACGAGAAAGGAAGAAAACGTGCAGTTATGGCAATCTTTGAGTATTTACCTGACAAGACGCAAGGGGTAAGTATTTATTACATTGACACCGACAAGAGTGTGGAGAGCAGACGAAAAGATAAGTTGATATACGTCAAAGAGCCGCGCAATTAGCGCGAGAGGATTATAAAGTGGTGGGACTCAGGGCAGTGCCTCTTTTGCCTAACCCATTCACTCGCTCTTTAATGAAATTATACCAAAAATAAAGAAGAAAAGATGATCACAATTGAAGTTATTGGAGCACCGAGGCTTGAAGAAGCTATAAGACGGTTACAAAGCAAGCTTAAATCCTTAAAGTCGCCCATGAGCGAAATAGGGACAAGCCTTACCAACCTTATTGAGGATAGCTTCGATAATGAACAAACACCAAGCGGAGAGGCTTGGCATCCCCTCAAAGAAAGTACAAAACGCTACAAAGCCAAACACGGTGGAAGTAAAATACTTCAAAGTAAAGACGGCAACATGTATGAGAGCATTAACTCTAGGGCTGATGATCACTCGGTTGTCGTTGGAGTAAATGCTTTTAGTAAAGATGGCTACCCATACCCATTGGTTCACCAATTTGGCAAGAATGCAAGACCGTTCTTTCCAATAACAAAAGAAGGAAATTTAACCAGTGGTGTTGAAGAGGAGATATACAGTATTTTAGAAGATTATTTGAGGGAGTATGCGGATTAAAAGAGGGATGGCTCTCTTGCCTCACCGATGATCTCATAGATACGGCTGAGGCTAAGAGCATATTTGAGCTTAAGCTCTTTTGGTGAGAGTTTGTTTTCGGTGTAGTCTTTGATGATCTCATCATTGCGACCATTCATGCACCAAGAAGGCACATAGATAGGCATGCCACCATATTCTTGCATGATCTCATCATCGGACGCACCCTCACGAATGCGCCTTGTAAAGTCAGTAAAAATATCTTTGTTGGTAATTGACATAGCCTACCTATGAGCTTTTTTGGTATTTTACACATAAATGAGTCATTAACTTAATTATTTCTCAATTTGAAAAAATTATTGAAGATTTTGAAGTGCTATGAGTACCTTCTTTGCCTCATCTACTCTTAGAGTTGCGATGCTTTCACATTCCCTTTTTACAATGCGCTTACAAAAATTAAGCAGTGCTTGCTCACTTTTATCTCGTGCTTTTTCTTGCCACAATGCAGTAATTTTCCACGCTTGAGATGGAGTGCAATGCTTTGGTGTGAAAATAGGCAACGCGTCCGTTTGCATGTTAAGATAACTGACGAGCTTGATAAGCTCTGTTACATGCAGCGTTTTTGATGAACGTTTACCGAAAGCATTGTAAAGCATCTCTTCGTATGCTTCACGATTGTCTTTATAGTAGTTTTTGTAGCGCGGTGATGTATGTACTTGAGTGATAAGGCTTTTCTGTATTCTTTGTTGTTTTGGTGTCATATTCACTCCTTAAAATAATGGTGAAACACTGGAAACACTAGAAACACTTACAAAACAAAAACACTTTAGCAACACTTAAAAGCCTAAATATAGGGCTTTTTTTATTGGTGTGGTCAGTGTTTCCAGTGTTTCCACCTTTTAGAGGATGTGATAAATCTTGCTGTTATTCTTGCCTTCTTCCATCTTCCAAAACCGTCCAGTGTATTGAGAAAGCGATGCTCTTGCTTGCTTGTCAGCCTTTGCCTTACCGAGTTCTTTGAGCAGTTCACTCTGCCCAATACCATCAGGATGTTTTTTTAATACCTCTTTGACAGCGTCTATAAAGACTTGCTCTTCAGGTTTGATGATAGCATCCGCATACGGTGCAATGGTTAACTCATAGGTACTCTTATCAAGATAAAAAGCAGTGTTTTCAACATGAAAGCGTCCAGCATCAACATCAAGTAAGAAGAGATCATTCTTTTCTGTGCCATTGCCCTGGTGCATATAGTACATGTTGTCTGCTGCACTTTTAAAGACAGGTGAGCCTTGATAATTCTTTTCATTCTTATTCGTATGATGTAGCAACATAATAGTCGCTCCAGCATTGCGGAGCTTTTTCATATCGTTCATGAAGCTTTTTGCCATGTTCTCATTCTGAACATCAGGTACAAAATCAGTCACGGAGTCAAGTAAAAAAACATAATCTTTGTATGCACCAGGTACAGCACCTTCAACGAGCTTTGATAACACTTCCCTACTGGTCATAGGTGATGTTTCAGGATGAATATAATCCAAACATCTATCGAGTTCTGCAATAACGCGTGCAGCACCTCGCTCATTGAGTGATGCTAATGAATTATCAAAGTCAAAGTACTCCACAATTTTATTAGTTGACTGACACAAGTACTTTGTAAGTCCAAGTGCTAACCTACTTTTTCCATTTTTTGGAGGAGCGTAAAAAATGGTAATAGCCTCTTCAACTAAGAAGTTTTCTATGATGTAACGTACCTCTTTATTAAAATGTTCAGGCTTCAAGCCATTACCTCGAAAATAACTCATGATATACCCTTTTAACTCATTGGTTTAATCACCTCCATCACTATGGAGGCTGTTAAATCAATCTACTTTAGAAATATCCAGTGCTGCAATATCTAAGCTAATCGTTTGCATCTCACCATCAATCAATCCACCTCTACGTTCTTTGAACCTAATATAACTCTTTGTCCCAGCAATATCCGTGGCATCATCGATCATAGCCATTGCTTCTTTCCATTTTGGATGCTCAATCGGATAGCTCTTGAGTGATAAAACCTGTTTAGCATCAACCTTTCCATTTTTAACTTCAAAGGCACGCATAATCAACGTCCTAATTTCAGGATCAGAGTCCTCTGTCTTTTCTGTAAGGTACTCGTCCACTTTTTCTTTTGCCAGTGTAAGCTTTTGATCGAATACAATTAACTTTGCAACTTGGATTTGTACTTCTGCTGTGCCGTCAAACGTTCTAAGTGTCACAGAGCCACTCTCACTCTTTGCCAAGCGATCCATGTTGTATTTTTGTCTAAGCAGATCAACAAAGGCATAGCATTGTTCAAATGCTTTAGCCTTAAATGCCACCAACGTTGTGCTATGCTCTTTTGCCTCATTTACAAGCCTTACAACCAGCTCATCTTCTAGTTGTTTATCTACAGGCACTAAATCAGGATGCTTGAAATTTCCCTCTTTATCGCGCCACATTCCACCATTGTTTAAAAACATTTTTTCTCCTTTTGGTTTGGTTTTATAAGTAATGCTATAGGGTCTATCTTCTCTTTCATGCAATACTTCAGTACGGGTTCAAGCAGTTTCGTGTTGCTATTTCGATGCTTTGCATTGGCTAAGATGTGTATCTTAATGCCTAGCGCTATCGCAACATCATGGTCAAATACACACCGCTCACCCACTCGACAACTTAGCTTGTCCTTAATACGCTCTACGAGCTCTTCAACAGTTACAAAGTCATGCGCGATCATCCTTTCTCCCTTGTTTACATGTCAAACAACTCTCTTTTGTCAGTCTGTAGAGCCTATCAGGATGGACTTTCTTTTGTTCTGCCCACTCAAAGTATCTTTTGCATGTGCCATTATGTATTGTTCCAAGTACTGGACACACAGTTTCGTTTGAGATAAAAAACTCCGTAAAAGTCGATGCGGCTAAGTTCAAAATGTTCTCAGGCTTAGGATATATTCCGTGCAGCGTTTGGTTCACCGCTGTTACGCTCCGCTTGATACGCTTTGCGACCTTACGCTGTCCGTACTGGTCGCAAGCTTTCTTCAATATCTCTAATGAGTTCATCGCGCTTCTCCTTGTTTACAGTAAAGAGTATTTCCTTTTCACGCCTTTGGATTGGATTCGTTCTAGCGATCGCGCCTTTAAGACCAAGGTATAAAAACTCTTGTTTAGCCCAACCACCTGTAATGCTTACTTCCGCACTCTTTGCGATCTCATCTTTAGTCATCAAGGGTAAGGACATCGCTTTTAAGAGTTTAAGTCTCATTCTATAGGCGGTTGGTTGCTTTTGTAGTTTAAACTCCTCCTTTGTGTTGTGATCATACATATCTCCATTTATGATCGAGGGGCTCTTGATCCCTGTGTCCTTTACAAAGGTATAAATACGATCTTTATACGCTTCCGCCTCATTCTCTGGTCTGATGTATTTGGCACTTTCTAGCGCCCACATGATGGGTCTGATCGTCCCATCTCGTACCTCTAAGATCATCATAATGTCACCCACACGAAAGCGCTTATTGCGCCTCATGTAGTTCCATATCTTTTGCTTGAGGTCGTTCTTTCGTTTCAGTCTAATTTTGTGTGTTGAGTCCATGTTCAACCCCACTTCTTTTAAAGCAATTAAGATCAACACTCGTCAGTCCATTCATCTCGCACCAATTTTCTAAACGAAGTAATAAGACTTTTATTTGTCGTAGATTTGGATACCGTTTTACAAAAAAATGTATCAAGTCTGTTTCGATCTTTACGTCGCTTAGCGCACAAAAGCTCTCAATGTCTTTTAAAATAATTCCCTCAAACTTGACAAGCTCTACAATACGGCTGTAATAGTGGCGATACTTCTTAAACTTGGCATTGGCTTCTTCCATGCCAACAAAGAAAATGATGATCTTAGTCTCATCGTGGAGGTCTCTTAAAAGCTCTAAAACGGGTACTTTTTCCGCTTTCAATAAGGAATCTACCTCGTCAATGATGACAATGCGAGGCTCTAAGATAAAGGACTCCCTTACCCGTTCATACATTACCGAGCTATGCCCTTTCGTATCTAATCCAAGCTCTGTGCAAAATTTAACAAGCAGTGAGCTCTTTGACCATGTCTGCGTCGCTCTCAATAAAATAGCGTTCTCTTGTGCTGCAATTTTTTCTAGACCTACGGTCTTACCTAGTCCAAAATTACCATACGATAGCCCCATCCGTGGCGCAGTCTCAGGTAAATCCTTTAGATTTGAAAAAGCCTCTAATGCTCTAGTGTAATTAAGTGTTGGAACAAACTCTTCACGCATTTTGTTACTCCTTTTATTTTTTTACGTATTTAAAACTCGACCATGGAGCGATTATGTTATCGCTCCACTACCCAACCTTTTTACGCTCATACTCTTTGAATGCAATCTCCCATAACTCAGGTTTTTTCTCTTTCAATCTATTCGTTGACTCATCCACTGTGTCGTGTTCTAAATCCCAAATGAAACGATCTACCAGTTGTGTGAATGCTGGGCGACCTGATGGAAGCAGTTTTTCACCTTCCATGTTCATGATATTTGAAGTTTCTGCAATCTCTGCATCTTGGCGAGCAAACTCTTTGGATGCCTCCATCACAGCACTGCTGACCTCTGTTACCTTTGAGATAACCTTTGTGCTCACCAGTGGAGAGTTCTCTTTCAAAGACGCTTCAATGCGATGGCGAATGTTTGGATCAACCTTACGGCTAATGTCCTCCCACTCCTCAAGCAACCTGGCATATTCTCTCGCTATTCGGTGTGAGATACGTTTACCCTCTGCAAGTTCGGCTCTACTTTTGCCCGTGTATTCGTAATCTTCCGCGATACAAATAGGCTCATAGTTCATCTTGTAGACAAACACATGCCCCATATTGTCATCGCACATGATGCGTACCATCTCTCCGATGTGATACGCCAAATTCACATGCTGATAAAGCGCACCGTTCAGACGGATACCTTTCTTTCCGACACGTCGTTCAAAACTTTCACCCAATAAGATGTCAAGCATACGTGGATCACTGATGCTCTTGATCGGCATGAAGGTTTCTTGCCAACGTTTGAGGGGTGACTTACCCAGTGTGCTGTGATCACGTTTGTCATAAATTCCCTCGACCCAACCGTCGATGATTTGTTGAAGTCTTGCTGCATCTACTGGCACTTTAACTTCAAGTCCGAGGTTGTTTTTCTTGATTGCTAGGCTATCGCAGAATGTTCGCTTCTCTTCTTTCTTGGCTTGCTCATACCACTTAGCTTGAGAGGCGATCTTATGTGCAAAACCGCGTCGGCTTTCTATGGCTGAACGCTCACCTACGCTGTGCCCTATGTAGCCCTCAAGCTCCTCAAACAGTTGTCCGCTTAAAGTTCTAAAGAGTCGTTCAATGTGTGGCTTCATGTCTCCACTAAAGGGTGGAACGGTTATCTTTTGCACATTGAGGTTGTAGGTTATGGAATCGAAGTGGTTTGATTGGTAGTCTTTACCGTTATCGACCACCACATTCTCAGGAACGCCAAGCTTTAAGATGGCTTTACGAAGCAATCGTGAGATGCTATAACTACTTGACTTCTCATCTACCCAAAAGGTACAACGCCTTGAGTAGACATCCACCATTCCTAAGATCGCATAACGTTTGCCATCATTACAGATGATGTCAGCTGGTGTGGAGTCGAGTTCCCAAAAATGGTTGGAGTATTTCGCTTTTTCATCGCTGCTTCCAAAGGCTGCCAAGCGATTGTTCTTCCAACCGTCCGCACTTTGAGCGAACTCAGCAAGCGATGCGTTCTCACGCTTCCAACGATTGAGAAAGTTATTGAGCACATCGTAGCTGCACATTGCATCTTTGTACTGATGTAACATGTTTTGGTAGATTGAAGCAACTTTAAGAGGGTTATCACGGCGTGCATACATTCGCACCGCCATTTCTTGCATTTGCTCACTCATGTTGATCGTGCCCTTTTGCCTCCCTCTGCTATCGAGCAGTGCTTCTAAAGGGCTTTTTGCCTCCTTTTTGGCATTTTCTACAAGCTTTTTGTATCTAAAAAGCTTCATCTCATTCATCTCAAGAGAGGAAAATTTAGCCTCCAAAGTGTCCAAAAATGCCTTAACATTCAGCCGTTTGTCTCGTTGCTCATACCGTTCTACGACTTCCATGCGCAAAAGTGCTTTTTGTCTCTGAGTGGAAGTCGCATTTAGGTAGGTTGTCATGTCAGGAGCCACATCTTGCGTTAGCTGTGCAACTTCTTTGACATTTGATTTTAAAATAAAACTATTTTCCTTTAAAAGGATTCCTGATTCATCCCAAATGTTAATGTCATTGCTAACCGTACCGCTATCGATTGCTTCTTTGAGTTTTGCCTCATCGATTGCAATGAGTAATTTCTTACCACCTCGACCTTTTGCTTCGATGCGAATGCTTTGGTACTGCTTTGAGCCTCGATCGATGGCGGCTCGTATCGTTCTATCCACCACGCCTACAATGGAGGCGAACACACTTGTGTCAACGTACAGCATGCTCACGACCTACGCAACATCAGCGTTCGTTTTCACATCATCCAGTGGAAACGTTGGCGAATGCAGATAGTCGATACCCAGCTTATCCATCGCTTCACGGAGTTGTTTGCCCTGTGGTCCACTTAATTTGCTGTTCATGTTTAGAAAGTTGTTGAATATATTTTCATATTTTGGATCAGCAACTATAAAATCACCATCAGTTCCATCAGTAAACCCACTCATAACTAAAAAACCCGAGGGATTAAGTCCATGCTTATTCCATAGTTGGCTCGTAATGTACTCTCGGTGAATTTTTCGCTGAGCCTGTTGGATGGTAAGCGTCTTACCAAGCGCGTATGACTCTTCGATCATGCGCGAGATAATTTCCATTTGCTCTAATGCATCCATGGTTCGTCCTTTCATGTTTTTTCGTGAGAAATTCTCACAAAAGCCCTTACACTAAGGACTTTTGAGGTAATTTACCCTTGATGGTTGATTGAATATCTTTAAATAAGGCTTGCAGTTTGGGATCAGTGCATGCAATAGCAAAGTCTCCAGTGCTGCGCTCACCATAAATAAGAGGCGCTTTCTTGACCTCTTCAACTTTAGGCTCTGCGATCACAACAGCTTCAACGTTTGTGAAGAGGATATTAGAAGCATGCATACGCTCTTTATGTAGTCTGTAGTATGTCCTCATGCGCGCCAAAATCTGCTCTTTTTGGTACTTGAACTCAAACTTTGCGGAGTCTGATTTGAAGACGAAAAAGAGTGTCTTTGCCTTGATCTTCGCATAGCGAAAGAGATCGCAAAGTGGTGAGTTCCCCAACCAAGCTTCAGAGATCGCTTGGATGGAGCGATAACGTTCCATCCCTTCTTTAAGCGTGCTCATCTATTTTTACTTGATTGGGCATTTTTTCATATTTTGAATATCCTGATCTGCCATGTTCGTTGAAGTCACAGACTCGCATATAAAATAAACTTTTTTGCTACGTTGTCGTTCCCATGTCAACTTTACAAAAGACTCACATTTACGACATTTCCAATTGCTAACCTTTTCCGTAACAGATACTTTTTTTGGTTCTGCCATTTTATACTCCTTGATTTATTTCATAACATGCAATAGCCCACGCTAGATCACCGTACTCATCCATCTCTTCTTTCGTCCAGCTTTCCACGTCTTTAGCAACAAGCTCATCCACTCTCGCACACGCTTTTCCATACTCTTCTTGGTTCATGCGCTCGCTCCTAAAACTTCATCTAAGATCACAGGAAGATCAACTTCTGCAATCGTTAAGTCCGCAAAAGCTTTACCTTCTGCGACACCTCGCTCGTATGCCATAGCTAAAGCAGAGTAAAACACTCTAAGCTCCATAATGGCAACCTTTCCAACCTCTTTATTGTCCTCACTATTACTTGTCATGATGTTCGTCAGCTCTTTTCGTGCCATCACTTGAGCTGAATGATCTGCATGTGCAATAGGTATTTCTTCAACGATTTTTGGCTCTTTGTTTTTACTTCTTGCTTTACTAATACTCCTACCATGACACACTTTGCATATCTTGCGAAGCTCACCATTTCTAAGAGTGCCAAACGCATCAGGGTTCTTTGGCTCTTGGCAACATACGCATACTATTGGCTTAACTGTTACCACATTGGCTTCCTTTGCATTTTCTTCAAAGTCCTCTAGGTACTCATCTTCAACGAACCCATGCGATTGTTGCATCAAGGAGTACATTCCCTCAAACTCATCGTTATCTTGCATGCGCTCTTCTTTGCTAGGCGCAAAGTCGTCCGAACTGTAAGGCTTCGGCGGCTCATTCATCGCTTTATCGAACTCCTCAGCATTCTCATAGTGGGGGGCAAGACCTTTTTCTTTGCATTTTGCATTGTATTGCTCCCAAAATTTGTTATTATCCAT